TTACCGAATATTTGGAGCCGGATCCATAATATTTCTTGGCAAGAGCCCATAGGGTATCACCGGATACAACCGTATACCATTGACCGTCACCTGCTCCTGATGCTGCAAGTGCAGCAACTCTGATTGGCTTCTGGACTTTATGCAATGTAAGCTGCATCGTATATCCACTGGATCCAATACTGTGCTTTACTTTGTCTACATAGTATTTACCGTTTATCGCTTCAAGCCCTGTAATGTCCACACATAATGTGGCTATGATCCTGATATCTGCCCGAATCGTAAGCGTCAGTGTCTCCATCTTCCGGTTCGCTTCGTTCACCTTGGCAGCTGCCTGAAGCTCCGCGTCATACTGGCTGTTAGCCTGTACATTGATGCTGTACATCCGGCCTTCCTCACCCATGCTTACATTGATGCTGTCATCAATATCCGGATTGGTGTAATTCAGATCCACACCCGTGTAAGTTCCTTCGATGGTCTCGTTATATTCCCACTTGATCATCTCAGACTCATCAATCGTCAATACGGATCCTTTTTCTTCATACTTTACCAAATCAAAGATAACAATCTTATGGTTATAGACTTTCATACCAAGTCCATACTTTTCCGCAAGCCCGTATAGGAACGCGCTGTCAGTCTGTTTGCTCTGTTCTAGCTCTTCAACCTGAATATCATCAGCCTCATACACCAAAGTCACACAGGCGGCGTCTGCGATCCTCGCAGCGATATCTCTGACGGTCGTTTTTTCCCATGTATTTGTCCGTGGAAGCGCTTTGAAGTCATCCATAGCGGGCACACTCACTGCAGATAACACACAGCTTAAAGGTCTGCCTGAAAAGCTGATATCATCCATGATAAAGTTTCCACAGTTAAAAACCTCTTCGGATGATTTCTTTCTCCAGTTTTTCAGATTGATCTTTACCCCAAAGGCTGCTCCCCGCTGCGGCTTATATTTTCCGATCCAATGTTTGTCAATGTCATGCATGGATACGGATATGCTGTCCGATTCTCCATTTGACACATCTGTGTATGATAAGGATTCCGCCGTCTCTGCAATGATCTTTCCCAACTTTGGATTCGGTGTACCAATGATCTGCACACCTGTTTGACTTTCACTTTCTGATGATCCGATGGAAGGAATCACCAACTGTTCCCCCGGCCAGATCCAATGTCCATGATCCGATGATTTCTTTCCATGGCTTTTTGCTGCCGACTCAATAATTTCTTTGTTCGCATCATAAATAATTGTATACTTGGATCCGGATCCATAATATTTCTTGGCAAGAGCCCATAATGTATCGCCGGATCTGACCGTATAAGTACCGGATCCAGATGCCGCCGATCCGTTTCCGGCAGCCGTTCCACCGCCAAGCTGTCTTTTTATTGTTCCGTCATAATCAACGGTCAAGCTGACTTGTCTTGGAATTGCCATCATTGTCTCCAATCTGGAAGAAAGTCATCATCTTTATCTGGCTTATCCTTTATTTCCAAAAGCACACCTTCCGGAAATACAAAGTAACCAAGATGCTGCTGATTGTTCCCCATCAAAAAAGAGGTGTACAGTTCATCGCCGTATACCTCTTTTGCTATGATATCCCATGTATCCCCGGATTTTGTCTTATAAACTTTTGCCATGCTGCCTCCTATCCAAAGGCCACACGGCCATGATTCTTCAAATACTTGTCCATCATACTTTCAAATTCATCCTGCGAGATCCTGAGTGCATCCGTCAGATCATCCTTGTTCGGTGCCGATCCGTAGAATTGTAATACCGGACTGTACTCTATGGACGGTGACGATGCCCCATCCAGTGATGCTGAATCAAGCCTGTGCTCCATTCCCAGAAGCCTTCCAGTCTGCTCCCATAAAGAAATCGCATTCCTACTTCCATCAATTGGAATCGCCATTTCTGGATTGTTCTCCGCAAACCAGGTAAGTTCCGGTGATGTAGCAAGACCGCCATTTGCACGATGATTGATATACTCATCAAGCTGTTCACTACTACGAAATGCATTGACATTGATTTCCGATGAAGGAATACCTATGTTCTTACTTCTGATACCATTTGCAACCAGATCATAATATACCGGAATCGTGATATCCACACCTTCACCGAGTCCAGTTTTAATCGACTCCAGAATATAATCAACATTTTCTTGGATATCTTCCATCGCTCCATCATCCGTCATAGCATCCATGATCTCATAGGGGATCGTAGAACCGGCTTCCTGCGCCAAAGCAATCAGTGTGGCATATTCTTCATTATCACTCAGATCATGCCCGATCAGCTCCCACAGTGCGCCTTGATCGCCGGATACCGCTCCAATAGAGTAGATATTATTGATCGCATTAGTTATCTCATCCGGAATGGTCTCTCCAGCATCTTGGTATTCAGCTGCAACATCTTTTAACTGCTGCAGCTGAGTCTGCATGGAATCATACAGATCTCCTAATGCAAGACTGTCAGATCTGCTAATATTGAATCCGGATTGTACGTTCTGTAGGACTGTCTGGAGTCCTTGCTGCCAATCCTGTGGGCTACTATATCCCTTCTGCATCAACGATTCTATTTCAGTGCTGATGCTCTCGTTCATAGTAGCAATATTGTCTGTAAGAACGTCACTATAGGCACTCATGACCGTGTCTGCCTGGAAGGATGCACTGCGGACATTCAGATCTGCAATGTTCTTCAAATACTGTTCCTGCGCCAGTGCAATTCCTGATTGAAATTCATCATCAGACAAATCTCCAGAAGCATGCGACGCTGATAAAGCGGCATAACTCTTTTCATAGCTGTCTGTATATGCCTGCTTTGCCGTTTCAATCTCACTTGCAATTTTCTCCTGCAAATCCAAGAAAGAATCTGCTGTGAGTCCGGATCCGCTGCTATAATCCATCTGAAGAACGGATAACGCTGCATCAAACTCTCCTGTTGCAAGGTTCTTCTGAACTTCTGCCATCTTAGCCTGAAGATCTGCAATTTGCGTGATCTCTGATGCATCAAGTACATTGTCTGCAAATGCCTCGTTGACTGCTTCACTCAGGCTCTGTCCCAGGGAAGTCATCTCATCATAGGAGTTCTGGTAAAACTGGTTTACTTTCGATGCAATATCAGCTCCTTCATTACTCTCTCCAAGTGTAACAGCAAGATTTAGCGATACTGCATACTGTGACTGCTGCACGTATTCCTTGGCAGCCTGTACATAATCATCTACTGTCGTCTTATAAGATTCCTGTTCATCCGGTGTCAATTCCATTCCAATTGATACCATCCAGTTCATCTTATTAAGATCTGCAACGGCATTTTCAATGGTTCCTGAAATCTCATCCAGCTCGCCAAATTCATCCAGTACTTTTTTCACACCAGAAAGGCTCTTGGAATCAACAATATACTCAGCAACTGCCTGAATATCTTTCATCGACAATGCAATATTTCCAAAGTGTTTTTCGAGGCTGCTGTTAGCAAGCCCCTGTTCATAGCTCTTGTATGCATTAACTGCCCCAGTCAAAGCACCAATAGCAACTACCATTCCCAATACAATTTGGGTCGGTGCGCTCAAAGCTGTAAGCCCAACAAGAGCATTTGTAAGATGTACGATTGAAGATGATATTTTGTAAGTGATCAATGCAGATCCTACTCCAGTAATCATTCCAATTACTACATCTTTGTTATCGACACACCATTTACCAACCGATTTAAGCACACCAAAGAATAATGTTATGGGCTTACTATACTTTTTCACATTCCGCTGCAATGTCGGAATCTCTGTACTGATATTCCTGATCCACTTAGCCGCTCCATTGGAGCTTCCCATAAAGTCTGTAAGACCGGATACTTTTTTAGTGATCATATCAATAGCATCAACATATGGTTCTCTCAGCTCATCATAAGCAACAATGCCAAGTTCCTGCATTGTATTTTTCAAGATCTGAACCTTGCTCTCTGCAGTCTCATACCGTTTTCCCGCTTCTGTTGCAAGTGCGGTATTCTCTTCCCAAGCATTATTACCTACCTCGATTGCTCTGTCTAATACATCATGTGCGTTAGCCAACGCAAGTACCGTATTGGACAATCGTACTTCATTGATCCCCATATCATTCAACACAGCAACCGCTGATTTGCCATTGCGTTCCGTGTCGTTCAGACCACCAACAAAGGCCGACAGTGCTTTTGTCGCATCTTCGTTAAACAACTCTTTGAACTGCTCGTCTGTCATATTAGCCACAGATGCATAGTTTTCAAGACCATCGCCAAGCTCCGTCGCAAGCTGCATCTTCTTCAACAGCTTGGACATTGTGGATCCACCAGATTCTGCATAGATACCAACCGCACTCATAGCCGTGGACAAGGACACTACCTGTGCCTCTGTCAGACCTACCTGTTTTGCTGATGATGCCAGCCGCAGCGACATCTCTGTAATATCATCTTCAGTCGTGGCAAACTTGTTACCAAGGTCAACGATTGTAGATCCCAAGCGTTCCCAGTTACTGATTCCAGATTTATCAATATCTTCCATACCCATGATATTTGCGAATTTTGCAAGTCTGGTCGCAGCATCTTCCGCACTTAGATTGGTGGATACATCCATGTTAATCATAGTCTCCGTGAAGTCAGTTAAGCTATCTGTCGCAATACCAAGCTGTCCGGCAATCTCCATGACCTTTGCAATATCTGAAGCACTGGATGGAATCACTCTTGTCATATCGAGAATATCTTGCCGCAGCTTCGCGTACTGAGCATCTGTTGCATCAACAGTCTTTTTGACTCCTGCAAAAGCACTTTCAAATTCAGATCCATACTTAATAGATGCAGCTGTTGCTGCTCCAATTGCCACAGTTGCAACTCCTGCTGCAGTTGCAACTACGTTGAAACATTTTTTTCCGACACCTACAATTTTGTTGAATCCTTTATCTAGCTTCGTAAAATCGCGGTCCATGGTCTTCATAGTGGCACTGAATGCCGCTAGGCTTCCCTTTGTAGATGCCAGAGCCATATTAAACGATTTATCAATAATTCCGGCGATTCTTATAGCCAGCTTGTATTCTTTTCCGTTCGTCGACAACCTCCGACACCTCCTGTATCAGATCCAATAATTCTGAAACAGGCAGGGAATATAGATATTCTATCCCTGCCTGTATCGTCATTGATAATTGAATTATGATTTTTCGCAACTTTGGAAGATCTTCCGGGCTTATTCCGATCCGAATAAAAAACCCATGACTCTGTTTTTCACCTTCATCATTTCTCTCGGTGGCATTCCTGTAAAGAACTCTACAGGCTGCTTTGCCGCTCTGGATGCAAAGTATGCTGCATATTCCACGGACACTTCCGGCATTACATCAATACCAGGTGATACCCTTTTCATGATCTTATTTACTGCGATCATATCTGCACCCGTCAGATCATCCATACCTGAAAGGTCAATCTCCGTATAGGATTTGCCTTCAAAAATGTACGGTTTCTTAAACTTGATCACAAGACTCTCTTCTTCCGGATCCTCGATCTGATCGGCCATTAAAACTTCCATATCTTTTTCCATCAGCTATATGCCCTCACTTTCTCCAGCAAATCTTTTTCATTTACGATAAACACAGAGTTCAATTTGTCATATTCCAGCTTTTTCGTACCATCAACCTCAATGAGAATATACAAAAGTTCCAGTGTGACGCTGGATCCCATCTGTTTTCCCTGTTCATAGTTTCCTGGTGTAAAGCCTTTCAGACGACCTCTCTCTACGATACGCATGCCTTTATAATCCAGTGCACCGGTTGCTTTTACCGTACTCTGGGCAGATGCTCTGAATGTCAGATCAACCATAGAAGACGGATCCATCAAAGAGAAGATATCTTCATCCAAAATACGGAACGGAACCTCCTGTGTCATGGAGGAATAGGATCCTGGAACAGAAGTTTCATAGGATCCAAGGATTCCGGCGCCTGACACCTCCTCTGTGATTGCATCAAACGTAGGAAGTGTTACAGCTCCGGATACACCGATAAGAGCGTTTCCATTGTTGTATACATTGTAATTATTGATAATTTCCGGTACATTCGTAATGCTACTCATACTTACTCACCTCCACCTAATGCCGTCTCAATCATGGACGGATCAAATTCCAGAATATTCAAGATATCTTCAGCCGGAGTATATGGAGCCAAGTACTGCCGGAATACGATCCTTCCATCCAGAACCTGATTCAGCGGGTTGTCAGCCTGGTCGTATACCATCTTGATTCCGGCACACTTTCCCATGGATGTGAGGCTGTTTCCGCGTACATTCTCTGTATCCACAATGCTCTCGATCAACCGGTAATTTGCCGGGTTGTCCACCTTTTCCATGTATCTGGTAATGAAACTGTTTCCCCACCAGGAGAAGAATCTTCTGCAGCAGATCCAACGGTCCTTTGGATCTGTCACATCCGGATACGCTGCAGTGTTGTTTCCCCATGCCTTGTATCCATTCAGATTCAGGGCAGTAACAACTCCGATTGCATTCAGTTCATTTCCTTGCGGATTGTCCAGAAGGATTTCTGTTCCATCTGCCAACACCGTAGCACTGATCGGCAGCGAATGATTGGACGGGGACAGATTTGGCACATTGTCATTCTGATAGTCCGTATAGGATACCAGTGCTGCATACATGGCGGAATATGCCATATCTTTTCCTGCATATTTAACTTTCGGCCAGAGCAGGATTGCATGTTCTGAAGTAATACCGGAATCAGCTTTCGCCTGCTCCACATCGGTGTACTTGGTCACAGTCTCCGTGTCCAAATCGATAAGGCATTCACAGCGAAATAAGCCGTTGATATCCATGCACTTATTGACAAGTGCGATACCAACGGAAGGATCCTGC